AAATGGTAAAAGAACTTTTGCTCAAGATGCTAAATCAATTAATAGTAAAATAGCTAAATTAGATAAAAAACCTAATAGTCAAGCTAAAACAAATACTGAAATGTTATTTAATCAACAATTAGATAATTTATTTAATACTCAAGAAGAAATGAAAATAGTTAAAGAACAAAATAAACAACGTAAGTTATTTGCTAAAGGTGGAACAATACCTCCTTCGCATAATGGTATGTATCCTGCACATAATGTAACATTGATGCAGGATGGTGGAATAACTCCTCAACAAGGAGGTTATACTGCTCAAGTTCTTAGTAGTATACTACAAAATCAACAAATTAATAAAATTGCACCTCCTAGAACAATAAAAGATGTAGCTTTTAGTGCAGGTAGAGGACCTAGTTATGTTGATTATAGCGGAGAAAGAGCAGCAATAGATGCTGAAACTGTTGGAGCAAGAAGAGGTGTAAATTTAGGAAGTGGTAGTTATTCTACTCAAGCTGCTAATTTACAAAAGATTAGAAATCAACAAATGATGAATAAAGGTCGTTCTCTTCAAACTGAAAGAAATGCTAATGCTCAATTAGATAACGCTTATGCTGGAGCACAAGCTGCTGCTTATAATCAAGGAGTACAAGCTAATTTAGGTATTGACCAATATAACTTAGAAAATCTATATAATTATAATTTATGGAAAGCTGGTAATAGAATGAAAATTATTGGTTCTTCAGGAGATAATATGACTAATATGTTTAATAATCAAATTGCCAAAAATAACCAAATGGCATATTGGGATGTTATGAAAAACATGTATAGTGGTAATGTTGGTAGAGATATAGGAATGCCTGGTTCTAATTTTACTTCTAATTCTAATTCTAATTCTGATTCTAATTCTAATTATGAACCTAAACTTAAATATAATTTTAATAATTCTAATAGTCCTGCAACTTTATCTCCTTCTACACAATCGAGTATAGATAAACTTAATCGTTATGTTATACCATTTAACACTTATACTTATCCTTATATGAATGGTGGTACTGTAAAAAAACGTTCTTTAAAGAAATAAAAATAAAAAGCTTAGAGTAAAATCTAAGCTTTTTTTGTTTAAAATATATCTATCTTTGTAGTTCAGTATTAAAAATAAAATTACAAATGGCTATAAATTGGAATCAAGCGGAATTTGTCGCACCAAAACTACAAATTGTTCCAGAACAATTACCTTTAGAAGCAGGTCTTAAAGTAGGAGAAGTATTGCAAGATAGATACGATAAATCGTACGAAAATTTAACTAAATCAGAAGAAGCTCTTCGTCAAATGGCATTAAATGCTAATGAAATTGATAGACCTGAAGTTGAAAGAATATACAGTCAATATTCAGAACAATTAAAAAATATAGACAAAGATGATTTACATAATGCTAGGTGGAAAACATTAAAGTTAGCTACTGAAGCTGCTAACAACTATATGTCTGTTGCTCAACGCAATAAAGAAATTCAAGCACAAAAAGAAATGATTTCTAAAGACCCTAGATATCAATTTAGTAGACAAGATAGACTTAAAGCTTTTGAAAAAAGTTTACCTTCTATTGGATGGGATGCTGAAAAAAGAACATTTTCTAATTTAAATGTAACTCCTTATGCTGGAGCAGCTGATGTTAATACTGCTGAACTAACAACTAAAGCAGCTTCTATGATGAAACCTAAAGATTTTGGTGAAGATGTTGAAAAAATAACTTATTATGATGCTGAAAATAAAGTAACAACTGACCCGATGAAAGCATTTAGAACTGTTACTACTAGTACTTCTGGAAAAACAAGAACTCTTACTCCTGAAGAAATACGTTCAGCTGTAAGTAAATACTTAGTTGCTGATGCTGGATTTAATGCAATGTTAAATAGAGATTATTCTGAAAATTTAGAACTTACAGGTGACCCAGAAAAAGATGAAATTATTAAACAACAATATAGAGAATCTTTAATAAATCCAGCTTTAGATGCAGCAGGAGCATTGTTTAGAGTTGATGATTCTTTTACTGGTTATAAGATAGGAGAAAATGAAGGTTTTGGTTTAAAATTAGCTAAAGCTGGTTATGGTCAAGATTCACCTAATGCAGGCATGTATTCTCCAAATGATATTTTTCAAACTTATGGTTCAGCAACAAATGAAGAATTTCCTGACAAACTTTCATCTGCTTTAAGTGGAAACGCTAAAGCTAAATCAGAATTACTATCTACTTTAGATGGAATGAGTAAAGATGTTCCTGAAGCAAAAGAAGCTAAAAATTTAGTAAAAGATATGATTGAATTTGGAACAAAATATCCTGAATACGCAAGCATGTTAAATAGAAATACAGCAAATTTAGGAAATTTTGCTGGTTATAGTGCAGTTCAAAAAATGTTTACAGCTTTTGAACATTTAGTTTTAGCAATTGAAGATGAAAATAAAGATTCTAAAGTTTTTCCTGAAGGAAAAAAATTAGTAGAAAGGTATCAACAATTAGCAAATAAAGGTTTTTTTGATGCAGATTTTGAAAATAAATATGAAGCTTATACAAAAAACAATCCTTCAACAAGAGAACTTCCTCTTGTAAGTTTTGATATAAGTAATGAAAAAACTAGAGATGCTTTAGATAAATTAAAAACAGATTTTAATAAAGATAAATTTGATATTGTAGAAGGTGAATGGAAAAGTGATAGTAAAAAAATATCAAACATTACAGGTTATACAATAGAACCTTATGGAGCTGGAACAGGTATAGTTTTTGAACTTGAAGATGCAGAAGGAAATAGAGTAATTGCTTCGCCTAAAAAACAAGATGTTGAAGGTATTCTTAGTCAAATAAATAAAATAAATCCTCAAGCAAATGTTTATGAAACATATTTGTATAAAGATATTATTCCTATTACAAGAAAAGGGTCACAAAAAACTATTGCTGAACTTTTAGAAGAAATGCCAGAAAATCAAATTAAAATAAATATGATTAAAGCTTTTAAAGATTACTCTATAAGAATGAATGATGACGGAACTTATTCTAGATTAAACCCTCAAGGAGAAGTCGAAGCAATAAGTCAATCTATGTATAAATTATTACCTAAAACTTACGCAAATAAATAATTATGGCTAAAAAAAATAAAACAGAATTGCTTATACCAAATGAAGCTACGTTAGTAAATCCATATTTTTTATCTCAAGAAGAAATAGACAGAACTCCTTCATCAAGTGTTTTAGATATTGATTATAACAAATATAAAGATTATTTAAGTCAAGATGGACAGCCTATATCTGATGCTGTAGAAACATGGGATGAAAAAAGAGCATTAAGACAAAGTAGTTTTGATAAAATTAAAAATAGTTTTGGTCAAGCAGGAGGAACTTTTCTTACTACTGTAGCTTCAACTGCTGGAGTATTAGGAGGATTAGCTTATGCTCCTGTAAATGAATTAATGAACGAAGGAGACCAAGATACAATAGGTGATATATTTTCTAATCCTCTAGTTAAAGCTATATCTGATGCTGATAAATACATTAAAGAAGAGTTAATGCCTGTTTATTATACTAAAGAACAACAAGAAAGTTTAATAAGTGCATCTACAGGTACAGATTTACTTAATGGATTAGGGTTTTTAGCTTCTAATTTAGTGCCTAATGTTTTAATAAGTAAAATATTTGGTAATTTAGCTAAAGCAGTTAATGCTGGAAAATTAGGTAAATTGACAGGTGTTTTGGATGATGCTGTAAGTAAAGGTGTAATTAAAGTAGATGAAGCAGGTAAACTATCAGGTCTTGTTAATGCTATCAATAATACAGGTAATATTACAGCAGCGTTCGTTTCTCGTTTAGGAGAAAGTGCTATTGAAGCTAATGATAGTTATGAAACTATTGTTGCAACTTTAAAAAATAAAAGAAGTAAAGCTCAACAACAACTTATAAATTACGGATATGCCGATAATCCAAATGATTTAAACTTAACTGATAAAGAAATCAATAAAGTTGCTAGTGAACAAAAAAATAATATTCTTTTTGGAAATATGTTAATTGGAGTTTCTGATTTTTATCAAGCAGCAAGACTTTTTGGTAGAAACCCTTTATCAGATAGAATATTAAAAAAAGGTCTTATACATGAAGCTGAAAAAAGAACTATAGGACAAAAAGTTTTAGGTTATGCTGGAGAAGCTTTACAAGAAGCAGGTGAAGAAGGTTATCAATTTTTATTACAAAAAGGAGCTGAAAAAGCAGCAACTGAAAACATTAGTTTTTTTAAAGGTATGTCTGAATCTACAGAAGAATTGTTTACAACAGTAGAAGGACAAAAATCAATGTTACTTGGAGCATTGTTAGGAGGAGGAGCATCTGCTGGATTTAGTGCAATGAATGCTAAATCTCAAAATGAAACTTTAAAATCTTTAGTTGATAATTTAAATTCTAATATTGACCCTAAAGATGCTTATGTAATAAATTCAGAAGGTAAAAGAGTTATTCGTCCAGAGTTTTCTTCACAAATAACTAAGTTTTTATTTTATGAAAAATTAAAAGATGCGGCTTTAGCAAAAAATGATACAGAAGCATATAACTTGTTAGAGAAAAAACAATTTGCTGAAATTGTTGCTGCTAAACATCAAGCTGGAAAATTAGAAGAGTATATAGATGAATTAGAAGTTTTAGGTAAATCTACTCCTGAAGAAATTAAAAAAATTCTTGGAGAAAATCCTCTTGATAAAGATGGAAATGTTATGTCTCCTCGTGATATAGCTAATACTAAAATAGCTGAAGCTAAAAAAATAGCTAACATGATTGATGGAGTATCTCAAATTAAAGAATTTTCTAAATTAAGTCCTCAAGCTAAAAATCATATTGCAGCAATGCTTGTTGAACAAGATGTTATTGCCGAATCACATAAAGATATAATTTCAGAAAAAGCTAAATTAAAAAATGCTCCTATAATTCCTTCAAAGAAAAAAACAAAAATAGAAGCTCCTACTAATGAATTTGGATTATCAGATTTAGAAGTAGAAGAAGATGATTATACTAATCCTGTTGAAAATTTAAGAAAAAAAGAATTAGAAAATAAACAAGAATTACTTGAAAAAAGATATGAAGAAATTAATGATGTTCTTAAAGAATATAGTAAATCTCCTGAAAAAGCTGAAACTAAAGTAGCTAAAGATGAAGAAATTAAAGAAAATGCTGAAAAACAAATAGTAAAAGATAATGTAGAAGCTATAAATAAAGCTAAATCTATAAAAGATAAAATAAATGAAGCTGCTGTTAAAAACAATTTGCCAACTGAAGAATTTAAAATTGTATCTTTTGATGGAAATAACTTTTTTTCATCTGTTGATGCTAATGGTAAACCTGTAATACTTGATAACAAAGGAAATGATGTTACTTTAGATTTTCATAAAACTTACGGAAATAATTATAAAATAACTAATTTAGATTATGAAGAAGAAGGTGATGGAGAATCAAATGAAGAACCTGAAATAATTGAAAGAGACTGGGCTTTTAAAAAACCATCTCCTTTTGCTTCAGCAGGAGCTAGTTCTACATCAAAAGGTACTTTTAATAATTTAGGTGATAGACGAAATTTATGGTTAAGTAGAGGTCGTGCTTTATTTTATGAAGAGTTAAATAATATTCAAGACCCTTTATCTTTAAAATTAGAAATTGCTCCAGAATACATGTATGAAGAGTTATTTTTAAATGATGAAGGTGTATATACTCCTCCAACAGATACTCAACTTCCTGTAATAATAGGATATTTATATCGTAAAGGTAAAATTGTAGAAAAAGATGGACAAAAAGCATATTGTGTTTTACATACAGCAGATTTAGCTAGTAACGGTTCAAGGTTTAGTGACCCTAACATAAAAGAAACTTTAGAAGAATTTCAAGCTTTTAGAGATACTGTTGAAGATAGATTTAATAAAGGTCAAGATAGTTTTGTATATATTACAGATATAAGTTCTGGATTTATTAACATAACTTCTTCATGGAAACCTTTAAAAGATATACTTAGCTCACCAGCAGTTAAAACAGGTGGTGTGTCTATTGAAGTAAGTATGTTAAGTAATGACCAGAAAAAACCAGCTATTATTATTAATGGTAAAGATGTGAAATATGTTAAATGGTCTGGACGTCCTTACATAAGAGTTAAGGTTGGAGATACTGCTTCTGGACCAGTTTACGAATATCAAGAATTAAACACTCGTACTTTAAACGATAAAGAAATAGAAGAAACAATTTTACCTCTTATTCTTAAATATATAGAAGGTAATGATACTGTAGAGTTAGATGGAGTAAAAGTAGACATTTTATCTTATAATAAAACAGGAAAAGCAAAAACTCCTTCTATTTTAGATGCTTTTTTATTTTTCGGTACTTCTAAATATAGTGATAATACTGCTATATTTTTTGGTAAAGGTGTTCATGCTAGAACTTTATATTTTGGTTCTGATGCTAATGGTGCTAAATTTCAAATTTCAAAAAATAATTTAAATAATTTAGAAGAACTTAGAAGTTTTTTAAAAAATAAAAAAAGACACGTAAATAAATATTACTTACCTCGTATGTTTACTAAAATGAACATACCCACTTTTTCTCCAACAGGAGATAAAATGCATGAAGTAAGTTATTTAGATTTATTAGCAGGTAATGGACCTTTTGAAGCTGCTTTAACTACTAATATATCGGCAGAAGGAACTGTACTTAATAAATATGCTTCTTTTGATTCTCAAATTAGAGAAAACCCTAATACTACTTTAAAAGTAAGACCTAGAAAAGTTCGTAAAGAAAGCGATAGTGGATTAGAAAATGAAGAAAAAGAACCTGTAAATTTAACTAAGCCTATTACAAAACTTCAATTTTATATGTTGACTTCTGAAGAACAATCGACATATATGAAAAATATGGAAGAGTTAAATGATGGTAATGATGTTACAGGTACTCCGATGCCTGAATATGATGATTTATTTAAAGCTTTTAGAAAAGCAATGGGAGAAGCATCAGCTGTTGCTGCAAGCAAAGGACCAGATGCTATTCCTATATTTCCTTCTTTTATAGATTTTGCAAAAGAGTTTTACAAAGATTCTCCTGAAAAATTTGAAGCTCTTAAAAAATTAAACAATCCTACTAAAGCTGTTTTTGGTAAAAAACCTGTTAAAAGAAAAGCTTATGCTAAAATTTTTAATGAAAACGATAAAGATTTAAAAATAGGTTCTCTTGTTTTACATAATGATAAAGAATATGTTGTTATTAGTATAGATGGTACAGTAGTAAATTTAACTTCTGCTCAAGGTAAAGGTACGCAAGTTGTTACAACAACAGATAAGATATTTGTTAAAGGTTCTTATCCAATACAAAATTTTAAAAAGAATAATTATATAGTTGTTGAAAAAGGAGTAAATGACTACTTTATATTATCAACTACAGGTGACAATAAAGGAAAACCTGTATATGAAAGTAAAACAAGACTTGTTAAACAAGTTAAAGGTAGAATTATATCTTTAGCTAAAGCTAAATTAGAAAAACAAAATAAAGAAATACCTTGGGATTTTAGTGAAACTAAAACTAACGATTTAGCTGTTCAAATAGATAATGCTCTTGCTGAAATAAATGTTGTTATAAAAAATAACGGAACAGAACCTGTTACAGAATATGTAGATAATGTTACTGGAGAAGTTGTTTCTGAAGTAAAAAGTGTAACTGCTCCTAATGATATTCCTCAAGACCCTGATGCTAAAGGTATAAATGATGATATTAATGATTTATTTGCTAGAGAAAAAAGTAAAGAAGCTCCTTATATAAAAGGAGATATTGAATCTGCAAAAAAATGGATGAAAGATAAAATGGGAGTAGATGTTTCTATTGTAGATGGATTAATTTATGTAGCTGGATATGACAAAGCATTATTTGGTTATTTTTATAATGGAACTGTTGTATTAAGTAATGCTTTTGAAGAAGGTACTGAATATCATGAAGCATTTCACCTTGTAAGTCAAATGTATTTAACTCTTTCTCAAAGAAAATCTCTTTATAACGAAGTAAGAAAAAAATTAAATAATTATAATTTAACTGATAGAGAAGCTGAAGAAATATTAGCTGAAGATTTTAGAGAATATGTTATGACAAATGGTAAAGTCAAATATCCTGAAGTTCAAAATAATATATTTCAAAAACTTTTAAACTTTATTAAAAAGCTTTTAGGAATGAAAGTTGAAACAGTTAATGAAATATTTGCTAAAATTAATGATGGTTATTATAATCAAACAAAATATATCAATAGATTAGGTAAAGAAAAATCAGGTTTTTTTACAAGAACTTCTGATTTACCTAATGTTGAATTTACTCCTACTGAACATCATAATATAAATGAAGCTTTATTAACTTATTTTAGAGCATTTATGTTAATTAACAAAATACCTTTTTATAAAATAAATGTAAAAACTAACATGCTTGATTTTGAAAAAATGGCAATTGAAAGATTTGCTGCTTTTCCAAATAGTGCTTTTAATAAAGACCCTCAATGGTTTTTACAACATTTTAAAGATAATGCTCTTTCAGAAATAGGTGTTGACATAGAAATATCAGAAGAAGAAAAAACTAGAGATGATGCTTGGGTAGAATCTTATGCAAAAGTTTCTTCTTTTACTGGAATATCAGATAGAATTAAATTTTTATTTAGTAGTATTATAGATGTTACTTCTCCAAAAACAGAATATGCTTTATATAAAACTATACCTTTTTCTGAAATTAAAGCTTATTTAACTCATATGCTACATGATAAGTTTTCATTTGCAGAAATGTTAGAAATTTTAAGAGATGAAGCTTCACAAAATGCTAATAGTGTATATGAACAAAAGAAAATATCTATTGCTAAACAAATATTACAATCTATAGACGTATTAGATAATAATATTGAATCTGTTCTTTTTAAAACAGAATTTCAAGATGCTATGAGTTTATCGAAACAACCTGTAATGACAACATTATATTATAGTAATAATACTGCTACTACTGTAGATAGTATGGAACAAACTATTAATAATAAAATGAAATCTTACTGGGCTTCAAAATCAATGATGTCTTCTTATGTTAGCGTACTTAATGGTCAAAGATATATTAGTAAAGCTAATGCGGAAAAATTATTAAAAATGCCTATTTTAGATTTTGTAAATGCTTTAAACTTAGATATTAGAGGTAATATTAAAGATTCTAATTTATTAAAAGCTATAGATTCTTTTAGAAAAAGTTTTTTTGAATTACCAATTAAAATAATTAAAACAGGTAACAGTAAAACTCCTGAAATACAAGGATTTAGTGCGTTTATGTTTAATTTAGAAGATTATATTAGAGAAAACGCAGAATTTGATAAAAAAGTTAGAGAAAAAATAAGTGCATATAATAATAATTTAAAAGAACTTGTTGAATTAGAAAGTCCTTTATATAATGCAAGTGTTGAATCACAAATGAAAAATAGTCAAGGAGAAACTATATTTGGATACGTTAAACCTTCATATTTATACCAAAGAATTAAAGACATTAAAGATAAAATTACAAAACCTATAATAGCAAAAGGAAGTGAATTGTGGGAAGCTATTCAATATGGCAATGTAACTGTTGTTGGTATTGATGGTCAAAGGTTTTCTGAACAAGGAGAGCAAGGAGAACATATATCTTCTTTTACAGAAGAAGATATGCTTTTAAATCGTATTGTTAATTTACATCAAAAAAACACAGTTAATTTCATACAAATGGCAGATAAAAAATTTGTCTTTGGTTTACAATTAAATAAAGAAGAATTAATATATAGTCCTGATGAAATTAAATTTGCTGATTCTGATAAATTAATAATATCTCTTTCTGAATCTCACAGAGCAGTTGAAAGATTATGGAACGTTTATCAAAATTATATAGAGTATGACTCTAAAATGAAAGAGTTAAATTATTATGAAGAAAGCGGAACTGCTGCTGGAATATTTGAAGAAATGAATGGAAATTCTCCTTTTACTGATAAAAAACAATTTGCTGAAAAGTTATCTCAGTATTTAACTATAAATTATTTAGAAACTTTACAACTTAGTTCAGAATTTATTGGTTTGGATTCTAAAAATAATGTAAAATCTATAATTCCTAAAAATATTACAGATAGTACAGTTGGTAACTCAATGCAAGATAAAATAAAAGCTCTTGTTGGAGGACTAATTCTTACTGAATTTGTTACAAATATTGAACAAATGAATGTATTTTTTGGAGCACCATCTCAATATAAAGCTTTATTTAAAAGGTCTCCTGCTATTAGAGCAAATGGACGTTTAGCTTCTATAGATAATTATGTAGATGAATTTATTGCTGAAACTCGTAAAAAATACAATATGACAAGTGAACAATTAGAAGCTTTACCTTCTAACATTCATCATTTTAAATCTATTGTAGGTAAAGATATTGAAGTAGCTAGTGCTTATGCTAAAGATTATGCTTCTCGTTTAAATCATAATCAATACGATAAACTTAATCCTGTTGATGCACAAGGATTAGTTACTTTTGAATTTTATAGAGAATATAGTATTCGTACAGGTCAATGGTCAACAGAAAATGAAAGTAATTTTCTTAAAGAAATAAATAATGAATCTCATTCAGGATTATTTCCTCCAATGAAACTTGTACATTTTGGTTCAGAAACAACTAATGAACAAAATGTATATTATAAGTTTTCAATTTATCCTTTACTACCTTCTATGATTAAAGGTAGACAATTGGAAAAAATGCAACAAAAACTTTATAATTCTGGTTCAAGTATGTATATATTTGAAAGTGGTAATAAAGTAGGTACTCCTAAAGAAAAAGACAACTTTTATTCTGAAGAAGCTAATGAAAATGCAACTCATATTTTAAATGTAAAAGATTTAAAAATACAAGTAGATATTGCTCCTAAAGGAGATAAAATGGAGCAGTTATTTGGTACTCAGCTTAGAAAATTAATTGAACAAAATATTGCTGATGCTGGTTTTGATATAAAAAATGAAAATGCTTCTGTTGAATATACTCAAACAATTAAAGATTTAATTTCTTTAGAAGTAGAAGCGTTAGCTGATTTCTTAGATATATCACCTGAAGAATTAAAACAAGGAGATTTGAACGAAAGTGCATGGAAAAAATTAATTGAGTTATTTAAAGAATCTGCTATTGAAAGAGAAGAGTCAGATAATGTTATTATAGGTTTAGATTATCTTAAAGACCAATCTTTAACAATTGACGTTCTTCCTACTAGAGATAAGATTCAAAACTTAATGAACTCTTTACTTAATAATCGTATTCAAAAACAATATATGAGAGGACGTTCTTATGTACAAGCTTCTTCTGTTGGTTTTGAATACGCAGATGAAAAAAGTTTATTAGCTGCTGTAAAAAAAGGAGAAATTTTAAAAAATAGTCATTTTTACGAATCACATTATGTAAATGGTGTTTTTAACAATGAAAATGCAAGATTAGGATTTTTAAATATAAAAGATAATAAAGTTTATTCTGCTGAAATTCTTCTTCCTTATATTTTTAAAGAAACAATTAAAGATATTAATCTTATAACTCCTGAATTATTAGAAGCAATAGGTTATCGTATTCCTACTCAAGGTCTTAATTCAATGGTGTCTTTTAAAGTAGTTGGATTTTTACCTAAATCTGCTGACCAATTAGCTGCTGTTCCTTATGAAATTACAATGCAATCAGGTTCTGACTTTGACGTGGATAAAATTAATATGTTTTTAAGAAACTATTTTTATAACAAAAAAACTAATAATTTTGACAGTATAACTCTTAATCCTGAAGAATATTATAAATCTAAAGTTAAAAAATTAGAAAGTTTTATTTCTTATTTAGAATCTGTAATGGTTCCCGATATGGAAACTTTAAACATAGATGATGAATATGAAGAGTTTAAAGAACTTTTAGTTGAAGCAGGTTTTAAACAAAATGATTATGATAAAGCTTTAGATAAACTAAAGAAAATGAAAGAGAATTCTGAGCGTTTCTTGAAAAAATATAAAAAAATATTTTTACAAGAAAGACTTTTTACTTTAATTCAAGAAAGACTTTTAGATGTAGATAGATTTAACGATTATGTTAACCCTAACTCTGCTCAAGATTTAGAAGACCAAGCTACAGAAATCAATAACGCTCAAACAAATCCTTATAAACTTACTACTGATTATAAAGGCGTGAAACAATTTTTTACTTCTACTAATATAAAAGTAGCTAAAAATTTATGGTCAGCTAAATTAGGTGTTGGTCAAGCAGCTAGTCAAGGTGTATTTACTGCTCTTACTCAACTTAATCCTATTGCTCAAGCTAAATATTCAAAAAGAATGTATGCTCCTGATGGTAGTTTTTGGACAGATGAAGATGGAGATATTATTTTTGGTAAACAAAATAATACAGAAGGTAAATCTATTATGGATATTCAAGCTAATCAACATCTTACTGCAAATGTGGATGCTGCAAACAAACCTTTTATTTTTAAATTAAATGCAAATGGTGTTACTAATGATTTACATTATTACTTAATAAGTATTGGTCTTCCTTTATCTTGGGTATGTAGATTTATGACTCAACCTATTATTATAGAATATGTAAAAGGAATGGAGAAAAGAAAAAGTATGTTAAACAAACTTAGAAGAATTCAATTTAATGAAAGTTCAACAGAATCAGATATTATTCTTAATGCTAGAGCAAAGTTTGGAGGAACAGCTATACCTTCTGAATTTTTAGAAGCATCTGATAATCTTGATGCTGATGAATTACATATACCTAAAGATAATACAAATCCTAAAAAATATAATAGCGAAGAGCTTTTAGAATTTATAAAAAAACCTTCTTTAGAACAACTTAATTTATTAGACGATTTTTTATTTTATAAAGAATGGGCATCTGAAAGACGTAAAATAATATCTTCTATAAAATTTGATACAGAAGGAGCTGGAAAAAACTTACCTGAATCAAGAATTTCTGAATATAAATATGGAAGAATAATTGGTTCTAATAGACATATGCCTAGAACTTTATATATAGGAGTAGAAGCTTTAGTAAAAAATAGTATGTTAAATTCTTTTAAAGAAAATGTATTAGATTTAGCTATAACTTTATATAATAATACTGTATTAGTAGAAAAACAAGGATATGTTGCAAAACAAGTATTAAATGATGTATTTGATATGCTTTATTCTAAATCTCAACTTAATTCAGAAAACATATATAAAATATATGCTATGCTTACAAATATTATTTTACAAAATAATCTTGTTGATTTTGATATTCAAAATGACCCTGTTAAAGTAAAATCTAATTATACAAAAGAAGATTGGTGGAAAGAACATATGTTAAGTTCAACTTCTGTAGCTAAACAAATAGCTTCGTTAATTAGAAGTGATGCAATGAAAGGTAATTATTTATTTGATAATTTATTAACTGTTGATTTTGCAACTAAAGATAATGAGCCTGATATTATTAAATTTGATAATACTGTTAAAATAGATTCGGATTTAGAACAAGTAATAAACGATGCGTTTATTGATTTAAAACAAAAAAATCCTAGATTGTATCAAGATTTAATTAAAGTTTCTTTTTTTCAAACAGGTGTTGTACAATCAGTTATTTCTTTTTATAAGTATATTCCTGTAGCAGATTTTGTAGAAATAACAAGAAATCTTTTAAAAGAACCTGTTATAACTGAAATAGAAATGATGTCTGAACTTGTTAAAAACGTTTATTCTATAAAAGGCATGGCTAATAAAGTTGGAAGAAATGACATATTAGATAATAAAGCAGGTTTACCTGAATATTTTACTATTGATTCAAGTAATATTAAATATAGAGATTCACTTTTTTTAACAAAAACTAATCAAAAAAATATAGCTTTGTACGAAAGAGGATTAGAAACATCTAATACTGTAAGATTTAATAAAGTTAATATTAAAAGTAATAATAAATTTAATAACGGTTTAATTGGACAAAATTTTAATGTTGAATCTGAAAATGATGAAATTTTAAATGAAAGTGATAAAACTTCAACATCACAAACTTCAGCTTGGGATAATTTAACAGTAGCTCAATCTAAACAACTTACTAGTGTAGGTATAACAGAAAAAGTATTTAGCTTACTTACTAAAGAAGAACAAGAAAACGCAATTAAATGTAATCAACCAAAATAAAAAATATGAGTACGTGTATAAATAAAAATAACGGCAATGTTACCAAACTTTCTGAAATTACAGGACTGCCTGCTGCGGCTGTTGCTGCTAAAATAGCTGTATGGCAAAGCAATGGTAATGAAGGCAAAATACCTACTCATGTAGATTTAGGTATGCCTTTTTTACCTTGGTCTAAAAATATAGATATATATAAACAATATAATCTTTTAAATGTAGAAGGAACTATTAAAGACTTAACTGAATCTGCTGCTAAAAAATGGGCTACTGTTAATAACAATAGTCCAGAATATTATTTTGAAGCAAGATTAAATGCTGCTGGAAAATGGGTAATTGCTATAGCAAAAAGATTATGGGATAAAAGAAATAATTCTCAGTTAGCTTTATTTAATAAAACTGAAGGTGATATGTTACCTAATCAAACGGTTATTACTATACTTGATAAACTTAAAAATAGATTTAAAGTAGATTATCAAATAATATCACCTGCTGAAGCAAAAGGGTTATTATCAAATACTAGAGATGGTTACAATAATGAAACTGGATTTTATTTTGGTAACAAAGTATATATTGTTGATAATGGAGATGGTTTAGATTTAGATTCAGCTATTCATGAATATGGTCATCCGTTTATGAGAGCCTTAAATAAATATAATCCTTCTTTATTTCAAAATATTGTAGCTGATATTCTTGCTACTAATAGAGGAAAACAAATATTACAAGAAGTAATAGATTTAAAATACGATAAAGAAGAACAAGCTGAAGAAATTGCTGTACGTGCATTAACTATACTTGCTAAAAAAGATTATAATCTTAAAACAGGTAGTTTATTTGAAAAAGCTGTAGAAAAATTATTACGTTTTTTAACTACAATGTTAAAAGATGTTTTTGGTAGAAAAGAATTAAAGTTATCTACTTTATCTGCTGAAACTTCTTTACAAACATTATCTGACATATTTAATTTAAAACAAGGAGTTGTTAATTTAAATGAAATTGTTAATATTAAACCAGGAGTACAAGAATTATTTGATTCTACTCCTGAATTAGCTAATCAAGTATATGAAACTTTAGGGTTTGATAATACTGTAACTTCTAAAGTAATATTACAAAAGAAGTTTGCTGATACATATAACATAATTTATAACAATGAAACTATTGGAACAATAGACATTCCTTCTGACTTAGAAGGTGATACAATATCTATTGGTGATGTAAACATTAAACAAGAATTTAGAGGTAAAGGACTAGGAGTAGAAACTTATAAAGCTGCTATGCAAATTGCAGATAAACCTTTAGAAAGTTTTATGGCTACTGATGAAGCTAATAGAGTTTGGAATAGTTTAATTAAACAAGGGTTAGCTAAAAAAACTGAAACAGGGTTTATATCTATTAATAATCAAATAACCCCACAACAAAAACAACAAGCTCTACAACTATACTCTCAATACTTAGATACTATATTTCCTGATAGTAAAGTAAAAGATATTGTTTATCATGGTACTGATAAAGATTTTGATGCTTTCATAAAACAATTTGAAAATGGTATTTTTTTAACTAAAAATAAAAATTACGCTAAAGTTTATGGGTCTAATATTAAACAGGTTATTATAAATAGTCAAAATTTATTAAATATATATAATCTAGCAAGGACAGATAAAAGAGATGAAGATATAAATTTATTTATAGATTTTCAAGATTTTATAGACGAAAATGACAATAGAGGATATAGTTTAAAACAATTAAATGATAGAGAAGAAAGCTTAAATAATAAAGTTATCTCTCTAACAAACAGACCATTTTTATATGAGTTTTATAAAGAAAAAGGTTATGATTCTTTATTAGGTTCTGATGAGTATGTAGTATTTGAACCAGAACAAATTCACATATTAGGTTCTAAACAAGATATAGAAGGATTTAAAGAGTTTACTCGTGGTCAAAAAAATGATAAAGTAGCTTTTAATAGAAAAGTGGAACCTAAAAATCAAAAGGAAATTTATGATAAAATAAATCCTGTTGGTAAAATTAGTAAAGAAGGAGATGAATACGTAGTTCTTGGTGAAAAAGGATATAAAAGGGTAACTAGTATAACACAAAAAACTTTTGGTTTAGGAAATAAAGATACAGAAATGAGTCAGTTTTTAGGAAACATGTTTCATGCTATTGCAGCTAATGCTGTAAAAGAAGCTTTTCCTGATTTTAATAAACATTTTAAAACTATAGAACTTGTAGATGCTCCTGATAATAAACAATTTTCTTTATCTACATTACCTGATATTAGTAGAAATAATATATTAGCTATTATTAAACCAGTTATAGAAGCTGCTAAAAAACAAGGTTCTGTGTTATCTGCTGAATTAATGGTTGCTAATACTAAAACTAAAATAGCTGGAACAATAGATTTATTAGAAATAACTAAAGATGGAGAAATAAAATCTTTAGATTATAAAACTTCTATGAATAAAGGTACTACTAAATCTAATTATAAAAAACTATTAGGTAATTCTGAACAACAAATTCTTTATAAGAAAATATTAGATTATGATGACCCTAATTTAGGAAGAGAAGGAATAAACATTAAATACCAAGAGTTAATGAAAATAGTATCTTATATGAAAGATGGGATACCTACTTTTAAAGTTCTAGAAACATCTCCTGTTATTTACCAAACTTCTTTAGATAAAAGAAAAAACGAAATGTTAGGGGAATTATTTAACCAAATAAAAATGTTAGATAATAAAAAAGATAAAAACAATATAGAAAAAATTAATGCTTTAATGGATGCAAAATTAAAATTAATGCAAAGTATTCAAAAAGGAGTTAAAGATAATGAAATGCTTAGTGTAATTATGGAAGATTTAATTGCTATTGAAGTATTTATGTCTGAAAATAAAAATATTAATAACTATATTGAATTTAGAAAAGATTTAAGTATGTACGAAAACATAGGTTCTTTTATTAATATTACAAAAGAAAATACAGATTTAATTGAAAAAATTCAAGGTAGAGCTAAAAGATTATATCAACAAATGTATAGTAATATTGAAGAAAATTTTGCTAACAATGCAGCTAAAGATTTATCTTTTGAAGGTAGCATAATTACTTCTCCTGAAGATGTTCTTGCTCCAGTAAAAGATATAAATGCATATCAAGCTAATTTTAAAGGAGCTTCTTATATTAGTAATCCTATAGTAGCTTATATATATAAAACTGTAAGTACAGCTATAGCTAAAGCTAGAAAACAATCTTCTGAAATGAGTTCTAAAATTAACAAAGCAGTTAAAAATTTAGAAAGTTACATGGGAATGACAGGTGAAAAAATATACGAACCTTTATTACAATATTTAAACGGTAAACCTACAGGTTATCTTGTAGACAAATATTCATCTGTTTTTTACGAAGAAAGAAAAAATGCTAAAAAGAATGGAGATTTAAATTGGTTTAAAAACAATACTATTTTAGATACAGAATCTTATAACAAAAAGAAAAACAGTTATGTTGAATTTTTAAAAAATAAATTTAACGCAGATTTATTAGTTAAAATTGAAAGTCTTAAAAAATCTAAAAAATATAAAGAAGAAATTATTGAAAGTGAAGCTAAAAAATATGTAACTAAAGACCATAATTTAGCTTTAGCTAAATGGATTAAAGACAATAATAATATAATGTTGTTTAATATACCTACTGATAAATGGATTGATTCTAAATGGAAAGAAATTAAAGAAGGTAAGTATAAAGGAACTCCTGTTGAAGAATTTTATGATATGTATACTTCTACAATGGAATCTATTGAAGATTTTGTTCCTTTTGATATTCGTAAAAATTATATTGCAGAATTCAAACGTTCTTTTATAGAGCGAATAATTACAAATGGAATAGGAGATATGAAATTAGGAGAAAGTCTTGTAAATAGTATAAGTATGACTTCTGATGATAGTTATTTAGAAATAAATCCTTTTACAGGTAAATATGTAAGAAATATACCTATTTTAGGAAAAATGCAAATTCCTTTTAAAAATAAAAAATCTTTTATAGAAAATGAAAAATCTTATGATTTAGGTAAATCTTTAACTATATTTTTTGAATCAGCAATGCGTTATCATGAACTTTCTCTTGTAGAGCATGTACATGAAACAGGTAGAGATATTTTATTAAATCAAAAAGAACAAATTTTAACAGCATCAGGAGAAGAAGCAAAAGGAGGTTTTAATTTATCTAAAACAGCAAAAGGTTTAGAAAACACTATTAATAGTTTAGATTATTTTATACAATCTACTGTTTATGGAAAATCTACAGATGAAGGTTCATCATTTACTGTAGAAAAAGAAAGTTTTGTAGGAAGAGTTTTTGACTCTTTAGGAATGATGGGTGAAAAAAGTGAAATAAATATATCAAGTGTTAAACTTTTAAATTCTATATTAAGATACACAGGATTAAATAATTTAGGTTATAATTTGTATTCTCCTATAACTAATTTACTTGGTGGTAAATCAATGCAATTATTAATGGGAGTTGGAGGAAGATGGTATGATGTTAAAGATTACAGTTTTGCTTCTTCTGTAGTATCGTTAGGTCCTTTTTCTAATTTAACAGAAGATGCAAGAAAAGCTAGACTTTTTATTGATATGTTTCAGTTACAATCTAGCGAATATTCCGATAAAGAAAAAGAAAAAAATTCTACAGGATTTAAAGCATTTTCTAGCATACCAGGTCCAATGTCAGGTATGACTTCAACTGAATCTCATATGCAAAATGCAGGTTTAATTGCAATGATTAAATCTAACAAACATTCTATTAAATGGAATGATTGGAAAGTAGTAAATGATGAATTACAATATATTGGAGAAAATTCTCTTGATGAAGGTGTTAAGGAAGCATTTAGACAAAAAGTTCTTCATGTTAATGGTAGAGCTTTAGGTAATATGAATCCTGACGATAAAATTAAAATTAAACAGTTTTTTTTAGGTAGAGCTATTACTCAACATCGTGGATGGATTCCTGCAATGTTAGAAGCTCACTGGTCATCAAAAAAATACAATTATGTTTTAGGTGAATATGTAGAAGGTAGATTTAACACTCTTATTAGATTTGTTACAATTAATAAATTAAATTGGAAAAATTTATCTAATGAGGATAAAGCAAATGTTAAAGAAGCTATTGCTGAAATATCCATTATTCTTTTAGCATACGGTCTTTACGCTGCTGTTGCTGGGTCAGATGAAGATAAAGAAAAAAGAAAAAAATTAAAATATTTATTAAAAGTTTTATCTCGTTATAAATCAGAAATGATGTTTTTTACTGGTTTTGGTTATGCAGATATGCATAAAATTTTAATATCTCCTGCACCATCTATTTCAACTCTTGAAAGATTTGGAAGATTGTTAGGTAGTATAAAAGATATATCTGTTAGTGATGAAAAAGATTTAGAAAAAATTGAAAAAAAATTAAAAAAGAATGTAGGTCAAATGATTCCATATTGGTCACAAGGTTCTAGATTTTTTGATGATATAGTCAAAAATGAAATTAACGAGGTCAAATAAAAAAAGAAAGTAGGTTTTCCTACTTTCTTTTAATTATTATTTAGCAAAACATAAAAAAACTTTTGTTTAAAAGCTTCTTTTATTTCATTGTTAGTGTAGCCTACTTCTTTCATTCCAATTATTATAGAATCTAATACTTCATTTATATTGTCTTTTTCTAAAGTACGAGTATATTCTGATATATTTGTAAAAAAGTTTATTTTTATTAATTTACTATCCATAACTTATATATTATATAATACATCATTCCAAAAATACTTGCTGTAAATAATGTAACAAATAACATTTGTGTTATTAAAAATATATATCTAATATCGTTAATATTATAAAATATTTTTTCATAAATATTTATAGCAAGTTTAAAAAACAACAAACATAGTAAAATTGTTAATATTACATCTATTATCATATTATTTTTATTAAAGTATATTAGGTTTACCGTTTATAGATTCTCTAATATATTTGATAGTAATATTAAAGTCTTTGTACTTTTTTTGTATAAGATTTAATATATAATCTTTATTATTTGATTCTGAAGATACTGTTTCAAATTTAGATTCAGCATTTCCATCTTTTTCTATTGTAAATGCACAATTATATCTCATTTTCTTTAACTTTAAATCCCCACATAAAATTAATCCACGAAAATTCTTTTATAGCAAAAGTTTTATTAAACTTAAGTTTTTTTCTTAATAAATCTATACTAAAATTTTTCCACTCTTCATATTGTTTTTCAGTAAGAGAATTTTCTTCATACCATTTTTCATTATTTTTAACATCATCTACAGTTTTGTTAAAATAAGATAATTGTTTATTAAGTATTTCTAATACTACTTTATCTTTTTTAGAGTTCATCTATTTTAATATTATTTTTTTTGCGATATTCTATTTCATTTTTGTAAATAGGTAAATATAAATTATTATGTTGACAATAAGTTAATAAAGCATTTAAATGTTCATCTGTCATATCTTTTAACAAAGTAACTTTAAATTTACCGTAATCAGAAGCTCCAATTTTACCGTAACCAAGTCTTTTTACATATTCTCTTATTGCCCAATGAGGGTCAGTAGAATACATATCTAATTCAACATAATCTATTCCATCTTGATGTGCTCTATGAATATAATTTAAACCTCCATAAGTAGAACATCCTCCGCAATTACATGTTACATAATCATGTCTATATTTACTTTCTATTACATCATTGCAATTTAAACATTGCATTGCATTTCTAACTAAAAAACGTTCCATTCTTTTACTACATTATTGTCAACAATTATATTATCTATAACTTTTAACGATTTATAATTTTTATAATACTCATCAATAGCTAAAGTAACGTCTTTATAATGGTCAATATATTCTGTTAACATTATAGAAGCTATATTATCTTTAAATATATCTATACCTTTTAAAACATTTTCAGCATATTTTGGACCTTTCTTAGCTAAACCTTTAATGTTGTTATGATTTCCTGTAATCATTTGACTCCAAAAAGCATATCTTTCTTGGTCTTCTGTTATAGTCACCCATTCATTTTTTCTCCAGTTGTAATGAGTACCTGTTGTTGCAAGAATATCTGAATCAATAGCTACAATATGAGAATTAGGAATACATTTATAAGCTGAAACAACATAATCATCAACTTCAAAATCATTAGCTAAAAATATATTATAATTGTTTACTAAATAAGATTTAACAAAATTCCACCACTTAGGTTGTTCTAATTTTCTATCTTGTTTATAAGTTGGATTAAAATTTAATTTGTGAGATATAGTATTAACACCTTTAATATAACCAACATAATGAGTAAAGCCTCCTTTATTTAAAATATCTCCTATAACAAAATTGCAAGATTCTATTAGTTGTTCTTCTGATTTATCAATATAAACTAATCTTCCTAACTCATCTCTTTGATAAACAGGTTCTCCATCAACTTCATCAATTTGTATTTTATTACCATGACCCACTGTATAGGCTATGCTATCCATATCCATTATGGCTATTTTAATTTGCGTAGTCATATTTTATAATTTTCTATTTATTATTTTCTTTAATTTGTTAACATATTCAGTATCTTCAGCATATATACTACGAAGAAGATTAAAATACCCTTCTTCAGTAGTAATATTATAAGCATTTTGCATTTGCCAAGCTTTGTAATCTAAAATACAACTTTCAATATTATCATATTTTGCATAATTTCCATAATCATAAGGATTATTACAAAATGTAAATCTTTGAGCTGGAACTTTCATTCCAAATATATTGTTATTTTCTTTACAAAGTTTTGATTTAAAATTATTAGATTCTAATGTTGCTTGAGCATAAACTATATGTGAAAATCTAATTTTATGTTTTTCAAAATATAAATCTTTAGAAACATTATTACTATCAACATTATAATAAACTTTATCTAATTGTTTTAATTCTTTATTGTTATATTGACTATTTAAACCGACAATTAAACCTAAAATAAATATTCCCAGTACTATTATTATATCTCTAATCCAATCTTTCATTTTTATCTATTTTATCTGTAATACTTACTTCTAATAAACATAAGTAATTTATTAAATCTCCAATTTTTTCATCTAACATATGTATAGAAGGTAATTCTCCAATACTTACTTTATCAATAATATCGGTAACAGATACTAAATGTTTTAAAGCCATTCCCCATAAACATTCTTCTCTAGATTTACCTGTAAATGCAGCAGCTTTATTAAAGTTATGTAATCTATCGTCATTAACTGCATATTCTGCTGCTTTTTTAGTTAAAGTTTCTTCAACTAAATCTAATCGTCTTAAAACGATTTCATTAAAATTTTTACTATTCATCGTATTCACCTTTAATATATTCGTTAATTGTTTCATTTGCGTACCCGCAAGCTTTTAATAATCCTTTTAAGGCATCACAAAGCTCTCCAATTGCTACATCAGATGGTAATTCTGCTGTGAATTTTTTACCATAATGCGATATGGTTATTATTGTTGGTTCTGGTTTATTCATCTTTACCTCCGTATGTCTGTTCGTAGTATTGTTCTGTGTCTAATGTTTCATTGTGCATTTCAGGAGTAACTTCCCCATTCCACCCTTGTCCTGTTGACATGAATCCGTTTTCCCAAGCATCAGAAATCTGCTCCTTTTCCATTTCTTTGGCTTGTTCAATAATATCAACAGGAATCAATCCAATAAAAATAAAATCTTCTACTTGCTCAACCAACCATTCGACAGATGTTTGTTTATTTGATTTCATAATTATGTTTATTATATACCTTAAAAGGTACAATTATACTTAATAAGCGACATATAATACCACTTATGGTATAAAGTAAACTACTTTTCATTTTTAGCTGTTTGTTTATTTTCCATAATTATTCATTTTATTTATTCGTTAATAAGTTACTTTCAGCACGCTTTACGCAAGTTTGTGGCGTATATAAATGAGTTAGCGGCTATATTCCGACAGCACAAACCATCTACCACAATCAAAGCATTTCCACTCTTCGCTTCCGTTAATTCTGACACCCATTCGCTCTGTATTATTAGATGTTTCACAATGAAAACATTTTTCACCCCTCCAAGAAGTCTTTTTAATACAGCCGCTAACAGCACCTACCAAAAAGGCGGGGTTCTGTGGTTCATTGGTGTTTTTTTCTTCTATCATAATTTTGTTGTTATTGAAAGTTTATCTTCCTAAATCCCGCCCTTCTGGTAGCTGCGAAACGTTATCGGCAACCTTACAAAAACTGCAACTCCGACTTGACATCATTCCAATATTTATTATATTCAAATTGACTATCTGTTATAGCAGGTCTTGAATTTATGATTTCTTCAACTACTATCAAAGCACATTGTTTGGCATCGTGTATTTTCATTGTAAGGTAGCCATCATATTGACCACCTATTTCAATATCAAGTTTTTGATATTTTTCGATTAACTCCTTTGCTTTTTCTTTTGCGTTCATATTTTTTATTCGTATATATTCTATTTAAGGTGTGCTTTGAGAACTATTGCGTAAAGCAAATTGTTAAGTGCAATTAATCGAGATAGCACTTAACATCAGTAAATCTATATTTGTTTCCTATTACAAATTTACCATCCTTAAATACCGTATAGGTTTGGTCATTAGCATTGAAGTAAACATTAAAACCTTTGTTGCTTCCAACTAATTTAAGGTTATTAACTGCACCTAACAGCACATTGGTGTTATTGCTTTGTTCGGTTTCATTCCAAACTTGTAGTAAGGCTTGTTGCACACTTACACTTTCTGGGTAAGCTGTTGCTTGTTGTATCTCTTTAATTCTTTCAGTATTCATTTGTGTTTCAATTTTAGTTTGTTCTAATTATACGCAACTTTACCTCTCGATTTTTTCTTTGATTTCTTTATATTCACGAAATAGTCTTTTTAGTTTTAAAAAATAAATTGGTGGCGTATTAATTATTTCACGCTTTAACTCCCAATATCTATCAATTAGTTTATCCATTTAGTTTTTTTTTTGCTTTTCTGTTTAGTATGCTCTACGAAGTGAGTTGCGTATAGCGAATTGTTATATTCAAGTTTGTTTTTGTTTTGAGGTATCTATTTCAACCCATTCGTAATAGCCTCCAAACATGCTTTCTTTTACCTTAACATGTTCTTCTCGTTTAATTATTTTATAGTAAGACTCAATATTAGAATAGCCATAATTAGTCCTTACTTGATAAGATTTCCCTAGGAAGAACTCAGGCATTTGCCTACCATTATCATAGTTCAAGTCTAGTATAGTGTGTGGTTCGTCAGGAAATCCACTTGAGAAATCCCTAAAATCTATATCATGCAATATCCACCCCCCACCATCTAAGCACCTGCCTCTTGCAATTGGATATACTTTATCCCCAACTTGAAGGTCTTCATTAGATAAAGTGTATCTAATATTATTGTATACTTTTTCTATTTTCATAATATTTTTTTAATCGGTAAAACAAAAACAAACTTAAATATAACAAGGTGTATAAGAAAGTTTGCTATCAACATTTTCGGTAAATTGAAAGTTTATCTAAGCAAACCTTCTCATACACCCAACCGTTACTTAATACAAGTAGAGTAAAAATAACTTTCTTCCCAAATACAGCTTTCTGTATTCGTGTAGGTAACAGAAGTGTACCTACCATTATAGCAGTAGTAGGTGTAAGTAATGGTGTTGTACCCAGTAGATACATACTCGGTTACATCGTCTGCTGTGCCATAAGGAGCAGGTGGGAAATTGCATTCTTTTTTACAAGAAGCCATTATTGCAATAACAGCTAATAGAATAATAATTTTTTTCATGTTAATTTAATTTTTTTAATTTTAAAAATAAAGTAGAAGAAATTAATCTTCTACTTTATTTAATTTTAATATTTCAGGTCTTTCATCTTGATAAAAATGATAAACTAATTTTCTATTATCAAATGAATCAACAGGATAAAATAAAGGAGCTGAACAAGGTTTAGTTACATAAGGCACTTTGTCATCAACTAATCTTCCCATGTTTACCATAGTGTCAGTTAATACTTTACCATACATATAACCTAAATTGTCCAAATCTGCTTGAGAATGTCCTATTATAGTATGAATTTCACATTCCATTACAATACTACCATTAAAAACTGGCATATCTCTAATGTAATCTATAAAAAATTCTTCTAATCCATTTTTAATAGCAACTCTATTCCATGTACTACCTACATAAAGTATTTGAGCATTAATAGGAACTTGCCTAGCTTTACCTACACTTCTTGTATTAGCTATAATTTTATTACCATCTTTGTCAAGATAGAAACCTTTACTGTCTACTTGAGCACCTTCTAATTTTTTAGGACATTTATTAACTCTACCTATTCCAGCAATATTAGAATAATATTTAGGTCTAATCGATTTAGAAGTTTGTACTGATGTTATATACTTAGGAATTTCTAACGTATATAAATGTTTAAAGTTTTTATCCATTTTGTATTTCATTAGCTATTCTACGTAATTCATCTTCTAAATCTGTAAATGTTTCATCTATTTGAGAAATTGATTCTTCTAAACCTAAATCAAATGAAGGTATTTCTTGATTAAGGTCAGGATGAGATATAGCAGTTGGAAAAGAATTAACATTTTCTACAGGTATTTCTTGATTTTCTGTACTATTATTGGTAATATCACGAATATAGTCTGTAAGAATACTAGGTGTAAGTTCACTATAATGTATACCAGTTGGAAGAAAATTAATATTTTCTACAGGATTTTCTCCTTCACTTTCACTTAAATCTGTTGCAAAATCATTTTGAAATAACGAATCAATTAAAGACATTTCTTCTGAAGTTAAACTTCTAGTTTCTAATATTTCAGGTTTACTTTCTTCAATATTTTCTTTTTCTTTTCTATTATTTTCTAATAATTGAGTGTATTTATCTAAAAATGTTTTTTGTAAAATTTTATAATCAAAATTATCTACATAGTTTTTTGTTAAATTTTCAAAAAGTTTAGTTTCAATTTCAGTAAAATATTTCTTTTTCTTAGAAAGAGTAGAAAATGATAAAGGCTGATAAGAAAACATATTTTGATTAGCAAATTCTTTACCGTCAAATAATATAAGTTCGTAATTATAATATTTTTCGTTTAAACTTTTTAGAAAATAAGTTTTTAAAGATTTATTGCAAGATTGTAAATACCAATCTTTATCTACATAAACTTTAACTGAATTAAAATCAGTAGGTTCATTTATATAATTATATAATAAATTTAATTTAAAAGAATCTATTTTATTTGCATCAATACCTGATAATAAAACAGGATATATACCTTCACTAACTTCTTTAAAAACAGAACCAAAATAAATAGCTAATTTTTCATTATTTCTAATTACTTTTTTTGTAAAAAGATTATCAAAAACATTTTTTATATTTTGATTATTACCTTTAAATTGAAAATTATTTTTTATATTAAAGACATTAATATATACTTTTTCATTAAATTGAAAATTAGTACTAGCAATAGTATTAAGTAAAATTACTTTATTATTAAAAATACCATAAATTGATTCTTTTATTCTTTCTTTATAATTTTTATATTTTGATTGTAATGTTTTGTAATCAAATTCTAATAGATTATTTGAAAAATAAATATAATCAATTAAATTTTTATTAAATAAAATTCTAACAGCAGTATTATTTTTAAGAAGTGTTCTATTTAAATCAGTTTTTTCTAAATCAAAATTGCAAGTATTTATATCAAATAAAGGAATAATATTTAAACTTTTTACATCTATTTCTACTTCAGGAGATAAAGGATTAAAATTTCTAGTATTTCTAAGAATTTTCATATACTTTCAAACATCATTAACGGAAAATTGTAAGTTGTTTTAAAAGATAAATTAACTGGTAAATCTGGATTTAAAGTTGTACCTACATAATTACAAAATAACGCTGTCATTATACTTGCAATAGCCATACCACTAAAAGTAGTTGCTTTCATACTACAAGCAGCATCTTCAACTTCAGAATCATCAAATAAAGTTCTTTCGTACTCTTCTTCTTTTCCTTTTGTTACACAATAAACTTCTCCTGTTGAAAGTGCCATTCTTCCATCAATAAAAAGTTCTCTATCATCTTCAACTTTCCATTTATCAAAAGCTAATTTTCTTGCAGCCATATTGTCAAAACAAGAAAATACTATTGGACCAGTAAAACTTTCATTAGTATATTTTTCATTTAAAGAAATTATATTAGGTTTATCACATAATAAATTGACTAAACTATTAATACTATCAAGCTTTCTCATTCCAATATCAGTATTAGCATACAATTGACCAGCTAAATTTACTTCATCAATTAAATCATAATCATATAGATGTAAATTACATTCTAGTCTAGCAAGATTAAGGGTCAGCCATGAGCCAATACCCCCTAATCCTAATACTAAAACTTCTACTTTTGGTTTGTAAAAGTAAGCTTCTGAAAATCTTACTGTACTTTGTTTAATTATTTTTATTGCCATACCCATTTGTCCATTTCCTCTATAATTAATTTTGTTGTTGGATGATTTTTAAAACTACTTACTTTTAGAAAGTTAACGGAATCCGTCCAAACATCATTTAAGCTACTTGTATTATCATAATCATCAGAACTAATTGCAAAATATTCAAATATTTCATCTGCATTATTTAATCTAACTTCAATAAACTCTTTAACTTCTTTATTGTTTTTAAAATGTCCTTTATTTTTAGGAATCAAATCGTCTAAATAATTATGTAAAGGAGAAGAATAATCTTGATTGTAAATAAAATATAATGAGATATCTTTTATTTCATAATTAACGTCAATTAATCTTTTAATAAAATTTACAGCTTGAGAATCCCAAGTTAATTGATTTTCGCTTCTTTCTTTGTTTTTTTCACTAAACAAATTACCTTGTTTGTAATGACTTTGTTTATTTTTTGAATAACTTGCATTATAATCAAAATCTTCTTTTGAGAAAAAGTTACCATATCTAGAAAAAGTTTCTATTGGTTTAACCTCAGTTACTTTTTCGTATTGTTTAATAAAGAAATCATCAATTAAATTAGATTTTTCAGCAAATATTTCCATTTCATAATAAAATGTAACTTGTTTATTTGGTGAACTTATCATTTGTTCTACTCCATATCTATCTTTAAATTTTATTGTCCTACCTTCAATTTCACCAATGAATGCAATTCTAGCGCAATATTCATTTTTGTTATTTACAATTAACGAAAGGTAGTAGTTGTAATTAGGAGCATTGTCTGTAAGCTCTTCATTGTCAGTTCCACTAAAGAAAACTGCCATGTTGTTATGTGAATGAATATGGCTCATAGACCATTCCATAAGTTCTGGTTTTTCCATCAAAGCTTCTGTAAAAGAAGGAGAAGAAAAATCATATTCTGTATAACCTGAAGTGCCTTTGTCTAATAGCAATATATATTCAGCTTTACATGTAAATTGTTCTGGATTTTGTAAATCACCTTCACTAGTGTGATATAATACACCTGACCATTCTACTAATGGCATTTTAGAACATAAATACTTAATTTGGTCAATTACAGTTTGACTCAATATTAATTTACCCTTCTTTTTAGAAAACTCAGTTAATTCTGAATAAGGGTTTTTTTTCAAGGAAATTGTTTGATTTGTCATTTATAATAATATTTATTTGATTAATTAAGTCATCTTTTAGTTGAAAATAATGATATTTATATACATCTAATTCTCCAGAAAAAATTGTTTCGCTTGAAGTTTTGTTTAAAGAACTATCAATTGTAAGTTTGCCAACTTTTTTTTCATTAAAAACAAAAAAGTCATTTCCAATAGTTTTTGTAGTACTATTAGTATTTTTATCATTTTGATTTAATTTATTTATAGAAATATAATTTTTGTTAATAGCATAAAAAGAATTAACTTCATCTAAAGCAGAATAATTTATAAAAATTGTATTTTCATTTATATCTAAAATCAAATCTTTAAACATATTTGATATTAAACTAGGTATCATTGTTTTATAAAATGCAGAATAAGATAAAGTTTCTTTTTCAATATTAGATTTAATATCACTAATTTTAATATAAGGTCCACCTTCTAAAGATTCCCAAGAAAGATAATTTTCTAAAGCTACACAATAACTTATAACATGTTCTTCATTACAAATTGGAATAGTTTTGTATGCACTTAACAATCCTTCACCTAAACAAGTGTTTTTCCATTCACCAAATCCTCTTTGAAAATGAGAAAAATTATATAAACTAGAATATTCTTCATCAGAAACTCTAGTTCTTGTTCCACTTGTTAATGTAAAACAAGAATCAAAACTATCTTTTTTTAAAAATTCTTCAAAATATTGATAAAAATAAGGTGAATATTTTTTATTAAAAGTATTTATTTCAGTAACAATTACTTTTAAATAAACATCATAAATAGTATGTTGTCTTCCTGAACTATTTTGAACATGTTTTATTGGAAAATATACTATAAAAAAATCATTTTGTATATCTACTCTATCTCCAAAAAAGTTTTTAATTGATATTTTCCAATCAAAAGAATCACCTTTATTATTTTTTAAATATTTATTAAAGAATTCTTCATCGGTAAGATGTTCTTTTCCTGTTAATTTGTTATAAGAATTTAATGTAAAATTATCTAAAAATGTTGCAGAAACATTATTATAGTATTCTTCAGATTCAATATAACAATCAGGGTCATATTCTATTTTAGGAATTTTGTTTTCTATAACTATAACATCTCTTTTATCAATTGACCAATTACAATCAGTTATATCATCAATAATATTATAGTAATTATCAATTAATGTAAATTTTTCAAATATTTTATATATTAAAGTTGCAGGTGCACCACCAGAGCGAGTTTTTGTAATTCCAGTTACTAATATTTTCATTTTTTTAATTTAAAAATAAAAAAACTCTCTTGTTAAATACAACAAGAGAGTTTTAAATAAAATTACAAACCTAATTCTTTTTTAATTTTAGCTGCTTCTGCTGCTAAATTTGAATCAGATGAATTTGAAGATAAACCAGATGAGTGTTCGCCATATTCGATTTCTTCTAAAATAACTTCAAAAGCTTCGTCAAATTTTTCTTTAAGACGAGCAATTATTGAAGCTACATCAATAGATTCAGAACCAGATTTGGTTTTAGCAGGAGTTAAAACTAATTTAAATTCTCCTTCAGGAAGTATTGCTTCCATAGATACTAATTGATTTCTAGTTTCTACAATAGTAGCTACCATATCTTCATTTAATAATGAAGGAATTTCTGCTCTAAGTTCTCCCCATGTTGTAGAACTTGATATTAAACTTTGTGATGTGTTTGTTTTTGTTGAAAAAACTATAATTTTTCTAGCCATTTTTTTAAATTATTTATTGTTTGATTTATTCCGTATGACTTTATATAGTCACTAATGTCTTTTTGATTTGATTCTATTGGAATAAATAAAGGAATCAAATTTGAATATTTATTAATTACAGATTCAGAAGCTATATATCCAGCTTCATCATTGTCAAAATTAATTAATATTTGGTCGTAATTGTTTTGTAAATGAGGCAAATGCATTTCCCATTTAGATAAAGCTTCAGAATGTGGAGCAACTGATTCATATCCTAATAAATCATAAACCATAACATCTTTTTTACTTTTTGTTATAATTAATAAATTACTTTCATATTTAAGTTGGTCTAAACCTTGTAACATTGAAGAATTTATGTTGCTCACAAATCTGAAATCTTTTCTTTTATAATGATATAATTTCCATTTACCATTTTCTAAATATCCTAAACAAGGGTCACTATTTTTATAACTATAAACTTGTTTACCATTAATCCAATACACTGCTACACTATAGACATTATGTCTTTTGCAAATATTTGCGGTTAGATAAAAGGATTTAAGATAATCAATGTCTTGTTTAGTATATTTTTGAAGTTTACATTGAATTATAGTTTCTTCTTTAATTAATTTAGGTATGTATATATAATCTGATTTTACATAATCGCTTCCTTTACCTAAAAAATCTTCATATACCATGTCTAGTACCTTCGGGTAAGATATATTATACATATCTTTAAGTATAGTGAAGCAATTATATACTTTTTTTCTAGCAAAATCAGTTAACCACCAATAACCAGATTGTTGAAAAAATTTACAACCTGCATTTACATCATGTCTTGATGGATTTGTATATAAACTTGATGAATCTGGAGTTAAATTAGTATAGTATTTCCAAACATCTTCTTGTGATATTTTACTTAATAAATAATTTGGAGTTAAATATTCAGGTTTATCATTTATACTATACATAATTTAAATTATTCTTTGTTTTTATTAAAATTCTGCAACGAAATTGTTTATTTCGTCATTAGAAGTAGGAGAAGCTTTAGTTATTTTCTCAGTACTACTAACTTTCAAAGTACCAGCATCTTTAGCAATAAAACCTACGTATTTAGGAAAACCTAAATTACCTTTATCATCAAATAATAACTTGATTTCAAAAGTTTTACCGTTATAATTGTCAGCTGCAATACGAATAATTTCGTTAGCATATTCTTGAAAAGTAGAAACATTACCTACTACAATAGTATCTTCAGCTACAAACTTAGATAAAATATGCTTAATACGTTTACTCATATTAGCAACTTTGCTTTCTGCTTTATCGTCAGAAGATTCTATAGGCCATTCTACATGTCTAAATGTTTCACCTTTAACACCTTTAAAATGAAAAGCTAAAACATCTTTACCTGTTCCGTCTTTCTTTGCGTTCTCGTAAGAGATTTTTTCAATGATTACTCCATTATGGATTCCACCATCAAAACGATTGTTTTCATCAACCGTTAGGTCTTTTGATATTCCGTACATATATTAATTAATTTACTTGTGATTCTGATTCAATATTTTGAGAAAAAGCTTCAGTAAAAGGAGTCATTTCAACTGCTTCAGTATTTACTATATCATTTCCAATTGTATCATCTACAATTGTATAAGTAGCATGTTGTTTTCTACTAATTTTTAAACCAAAAGTTGTCATAATCTTTTTGATTTCTGTTTCTGGCAACTCATACTTAGCTGCTAACTCTTTGCGAG